ACAATACAGAAGCTAAGATTAGTAATACTGCATTAATATCTAATGGACCAAATTTAGAAACATATGAAATACTAAATGGCTTTGCACCTGATGAAACTAAAATTACTATTAGTGGTAACGGAGAAGGTTATAAAACTTCTATAGTTGCTAACAAAAGAACATTTGTTGCTAATGTAAAAACATTAAATAATGATGGAGAGTTAGTTCAAATGAGAGATAGGATTATGTATAGTCCTGTAAATAAGTTTGATACATTTCCAAGAAGTTATTTTGTAGATGTAGTTCAAGGTGATTCAGAAGAATATGTTAAGTTAGAAGAATTTTCTGATAGATTGTTAGCGTTTAAACAAAAAAGATTATACATATTAAATATATCTGGTGCATCATCTTCTTGGTTCTTAGAAGATATAAAAGATTTTTGTGGAATATCACACCCAAGTGCATCTGTTAAAACAGAATTTGGAGTTGTGTGGGCTAATGAATATGGAGTATTTTTATATGATGGTCGTAATGTAACTAATTTAATTAGAAATAAAATAAAAGAATCTGAATGGGAATCATTTTTTAGTAAAGCTACATCATTAGGTTATAATCCTAAAAAATATTATGTAGTTATTTTAAATGATTCATTTGCAAATACTAATAGTGGTACAGTTTATATATATGATTTTAGAACACAATCATTTGTTAAAGGGACAGATGCATTTGATAATAGTGTAAACAGGTCTAACATGGTTACTGATTGGAATGGTAATATGTTAGTTGCATATTCTAATAAACTTAGAACTGAACCTTCAATAGATAAAGTTCCTTCTACATGGGAAAGTTTAGAAACTAGAGTATGGGAATCTTCTAGTGATAATATAGTGGTAAAGGAATGGTCTGATAATCCAAGAGCTGTAGGTAATGGTAAATTTATTATAGCTACAAAAGATTTTGATCTTGGTGTTCCTGCAAAAGCAAAAAAATTATATGCAGTTACTATTACTTATAAAAGTGATACTGTACAAACAAATCCAATATTTTATGCAATAGATGGTTCAGATACATTTGTTGCAATGAGTGGTGATATGGAAATATCTTCTACTTGGAAAAAACTTAGAGCAATAGTATCTTCTCCTATAGAGTTTCAAAGTATTAAAATTAAGATAGAAAATACTACAACCACTAGTACTACTACAGGAATAGAAATTAATGACATATCAATAGAGTATAGAGCTTTATTTAAGAGAGTAACAAGTGGATAGATTAGAAAGAAGATTAAGAAATTTAGGTCAACGTAAAGTTGCGTTTTTAAATACGCCACCTTCACCTGACCAATTGAATGATGAGGAACAAGTATATGTTTTATCCCCTAATCAAAATTTACGATTATATATAAAAAAGGGAACAAAGCTATACTATAATGAATTTATATCTATAGATGAAGCTAAAACTAATAATTGGGAGGATTTAACATAATGGCAACAGCAGCTAACCTAAAATTTAGAGTAGACTTAGATGAAACAGTAAGTAAATATACTGCTACTCAACTTAAGACTCAAAAAAATTTACAAAAAGTTAATAAAAGAAAAGGTTATGGTAGAGCAGGAGCAGCAGCAGCAACGTTCTTATTAAATGCAGCAAGTGGTGGAACTTATACACCTATTCAGTTAGCCTTAGGAATGGGTGTTACCTCTGGTCTTTTTCAATTTTTAGGAGCTAAAAGTGTAAAGCAAGACCCAATGGTAGAAAGTAAATTATTAAATAAACAATTTAAAGAAGCCTATCAAGAAGGTGAAGATGCAAGAGAAACATTAATAGGAGCTATTCCACAATCTGCATCAAGTGATGCATTTAGTACATATGTATTATCTGGTACTAAATTTTTTGAAGATGTTACAAAACAAACAAGTAATTTTTTAGATAGAGCTAATCAAGTAGCTCCAACACCAAGTCAATTGTTTCCTAATCCTATGGAAAGTTATTATAAAACAAGAGGAACTCAACCAATATCAATGACTGGTGGTTTAGAACCAGGTCAATTGTTTCCTAAATCTTATGTTGATTACGCCCCTAAAGGTCGTAATATGCCACCTGTTAATAATAATTTTAATTTAGGTGGTATTCAAAATACAAGCGGAAGTGTATTAGCAAACCCCTATGCACTCTCTGAAAATATGGATTTTACGGGAGATATGGTTAGGGATTATTATGATCCATCTAAATTTACACAATTTGGAAGAAGACCTAGTAATGCTTTAAATCAAGCTATGAATCCATCATTGTCTAATTCTTTTTATACACAAACAATACCTATGCCTGATTTATCAACTTATGCACAACTAAGATAGGAATATATTATGCCTACAAATCAAACTCCTTTATTAACAGCTCAAACAAATGAAAGCTATATGACAGACTTATCTGCAGATGCAAATGCAGGTGGATATAAGACTGCTTTTGACACAACTGCACCTAGCTTTGAGTATGCAGATATTTTAGATGGTTATGATACTCGTGGATTAATGAATGAATTTGGAGAATATTTTGATCCCTATGATTTATCAAAAGAAGCATTTGCACAAAGAAATTTAGGGTTACAAGAAGATGATGTTAATGCTAGAGTACAGCAACAACAACGTAATTTTGGTATGCAACAAGATCAAGGAAGATCGAATTTAACTAACCTATATGAAACACAGCAGGAAGGTCAAGGTGGTGGATTTGCTGGTAGTGGCAGAAGAGATAGGCAAGTACAAAGAGCTATTGATGCACAATCAGGTAATTTTGAAAATCAATTGTTTAATTTAAGAGGTATGGAGCAAACTGCACAAAGAGATTTAGATAGAGCTGGATTAGGTTTTGAACAAGATGTATTTAGTATGAGAGACAAATTTGGTAGTGATACAAGAGATACTTTATTAGATTTATTAAAAACAGGTGCAGATTTAAAACCTTTTGAAGAAGGAACTGCAGAATATAAGGCAAGAGTGGGTAATCAAACCAACCTAGGTAGTATCATCCCTGAAGATTTTGATGCAGATGCAGCATTTGATACTACAATGAATAACATGGATGATGCATTTGGAGAAGGAAATCTAGGATTACCTCCTTGGCAAAGTGCTGATGCTACAGTAGCACCAGCAGTACCTTGGAATTTAGGTGGTGGAGCTGAAGGTGATTATGATGCTCTAAATCCTAATCAGACTCCTTTAAGTACAGCTGAAGGTGATTATGATGCTCTAAATCCTATACAACCTCGTTTAAGTGCAAATGCACAAGAATACTTAAAAAATAGAGGCATGGGATGGGAAAACACTGCATCTGGTCAAAATTTTAGAAAAAACTACCCTGGAGGATAAGAAATGGCTATACAAATAACACAAGACCCAATTAATAATTTTTTTGATAATTTACCTAGGTATGCTTTAGATTTAAAACAGCAAGATGATACTGCTAGGTTTAGAGATAAACAATTAGGTGAAAATATTAGACAGTTTAATGAAGCACAATTACAACAACAGGGTCAGTTTTCTGATACTCTAGAACAAAGACAAGATGAGTTTGGAAAAACTATGATACAAAGAAAAGATGAGTTTGGACAAACTATGAAACTAGACCGAGATAAGTTTGGACTAGACAAAGATGAGTTTGGTTTTACTAAACTAGAATCTACAAGAGATTATAACGCACGAGAAGTTGTTAGAAAATTCGATGAGGATCTTCGTACAAAAACAGAGAAAAGACAGCAATCCCTATTTGATTATAATTTTCAACTTATAAATGAAGAAGAGGCTTTAAAGACTGTCAAAGATGAAATATACACTAATGTAAATAATCTTAAAAAAGAGATTATAAATCTTCAACAGCCTCATATTCAATTAAAAGATGATTATCCATCTATTATGATTGCTTTAGAAAGAATGAGAGATGACCGAGAAGCAGGTACGCCAATTAGAGCAGCAAATTGGTTAGCAGGTGCTAGACAAGAAGAAAGTGATTCAGAAAGAATTGATTATCTTGTAGGTGAAAAAAGAAAAGCAGATGAATATATAAAAATAATGCAAAATCGTACTGGTCAATCTAGGGAAGAAATTTTAGAAGGTTTTAAATCAGGTGTTTGGAATAAAAATATTTTTGATATACCAGAAGAATCTTTTGAAGATATTATGAATACAGATATGGAGGAATTTAGAACAGACTATGGGAAGACATTAAAAGATTATCAAAGTGTTTCAGATATAAATTATCCTGATTTAGAAGCAGTTGATCAGCCTAATTTTAGAAATACAGAAGGTTCTTCTAAAACAATTAGTGGATATTATGATATAATGAAGAAAACTATAAATGATAAAATTGATGAGACTTATATAGGTTTAGGTGGAAGTGGTACTAAATATGATATAGATGGTAGAGAAATTATTGATATTACTGGAAATACTAGTCAAAAAAACACATCTAATAATGCAATTGGACCTGAAGAAGAACAAGCCTATAAATTCTATAATTCAATAAAGGATCAAATGAATAGAAATACTGACCCTATAAATAATTTCATAATGAACTGGGGAAAATAAACAACAATTAATTCCAGGAGGAAAATAAAATGGCTTTTCAAGTAGATTCTAATACAAAAATAAGACAAGCTAGAGCTTTAGTATCTAGATATAATTCAGACCCTAATCAATTTACAGATGTACAAGCAGAAAAAATTGCATTTATAGCATATAAATTAAGTATGCCATTTAGACCTGAAAGCAAAGTTTTACAAAAATTTGCTTTTGAATTAGCTGATAGTTTAACATTTGGAATATTAGATGATTCAAAAAAACCTACATCAAGAGGTGAAACAGTATTTGGTGAAACAGCTTCTGATAAGTTATCTGGAACTGTAGGAAGTTTGTTAGGATTAGTTGCACCAGGTGTTGCTGGTTATAAGCTTGGTGGGGCAGCAGGTGCTGCATTAGCGAAAAGTAAAACTAAAATACCTTTTCTTGGTGCAACTACACAAATGAGAGGTAGTACATTAGAACTATCTAAATTGGGTAGTGCAATACAAGGTGCTGCACAAGGTGCTGCAACAGGAGGATTAATGGATATTTTAGAAGACCCATTAGGAGCACCTAGTAGAGCTATAACAGGTGGTGTTTTAGGTGGTGCTTTAGGAGCATTTTGGGGTGCACCTCCAATTAAACCACGATATACTCCTATGAATAGAACTTTAAGTTCAGGTCCACAGTTAAGTCAAACAGCAGGTGGAACAGGTAGGGGAGGTATACCTTCAGCATCAGAAGTTCGTGTTGTGGCTGGTAGTCGAGTAACAAATATGTCATCTCAAAAAGCAAATGATTTAGCTAACATGGGTATATTAAGAGAAGTTCCTAGAAGACCTGCTACAGTAGGTGATGCTTATAAAGGTAGAATATTTGAATATATTGACCCAAGAGCAGCAGGTGATCAAATTGATCTTGGTACAGGGGCATCATCATTATTACAATTAACTCAAAATGCAGGAAGATCGAATACAGGAATAGCAGGTTTATTTCAAAGAAACTTTAACATACAAGGATTATAAATTAATTAATCTATCTAGAATTAAGGTGCAAAAATAATGGCTAATGAACTTGAAAAGTTTAGAGAAGGTATTTCTCAAACTATTAATCCAGAGAGTGGAAGAACCTTATATGAAAGAACAAGATTATTTCCCTCTCAAACAGGACCAAAGCCTTATAGCGAAGCAAATTACATACAAAGCCTTATAAACGAATACAGAGCACAACCAAATCTTTTTGATGATGACCAGCTTGATGTATTGCAACAAAAGGCAAATAAACATAATATATCTTTTAAACCTGTAAGAAATACTACAACCCTATCTTCTGTAGTACAAAATTTTTCTTCAGGTTTTGTAAGAGGTTTATTTCCTATATTACCTCCTGATAATAAACCAAGAACTACATATGAAGCTATAGCACAAAGTTTAGGTCATCTAGCAGGTTTTGCACCAAGTATTTTAAGTATGCCTTTACGTGGTGCAACTACAGGATTAAGAGCTGTGGCAACTGCTGCAGGTATGGTTAAAACAGCAAAAAAATTATCAGACATAAAAGGAGCAGCAGGTACTGGCTTTATAGGAATGAAAACAGTTGCATTTTTAGATAAAGCATCTTTTCCTATGATGGCATCAAGATTTGCTAAAAGAGGATTAAATAAAAGTTTTAGTAAACTTGAAGGAGATGCCTTAGAATTCTTTAGACCTGGTACTGCAGCTAGAGCTATAACAGAAGAAGCTATTGGTTTAGGTGCAGCAAGTACAATATCTAATGTATGGGCTGGACCTGATGAATATTTAAATTCATTTATAGGAGGTGCAATAGCAGGTGGTGCTTTTGGTGGTATAGGTAATTATGTATCTATAGCAAACAGATTAAAGGTAGGCACACTAGCACAAAGAAAGGGTGCAGAAAGAGCATTAAGAGCTTCTTTAGGTGCATCGGTTACTGGTCTTCCATCTACAATGAGAGATGATCCTGTAGAGATGCAGTTATATGAATATTTACTAGGTGGTTTTTTTGGTTACAATTCTAGACCTGCATATGAAGCTGTAGGTGGTGCACACTTTGCTGGAATGAATTCTTTTAATAAAAGCTTATCGTTAAGACCAGAAAAAAGCGAAGGGTTTACAGATTTAGCTCCTAAAGCACAAGAATATGTTTTACAAAAATCTACTGAACAAGCCAAAACATGGTTAAATAGACATGATTATTTGTATGAAGGTGTAGATGTAGAAAGTATAATAGGTAGAAGATTAAGCCAAGAACATTTTAATCCTACACAAAAACAAATAGATAAAGAATATAGAGATTTTGCTTATGAAGAATATAATAAAATTGTTGACAAAATGCCTGAGATGGAGCTTAAAACAAAATTGGATGATAATGCTCATCCTGATAATAGGACCGATTCGGTTGATGATTATAATCCTTTCTCAGTTAGCTTTGATGTTATTTCTAGGGGTATGCTTAGAGATATTAAATCACATTCAGGCAAATATAACAATGACTTTACAGGCGTTAAAACAGAATTAAATGATTATCTATCAAGAAATATATTTGAGGTAGACCCTAATACAAACATAGTTGATCCCTCTACAAAAAGAAGTGCTCCTGATGTAGAAACTTTTGTTAACTCATTAAAAAATCATGAGAGTTATAGTAGGTTGTTTCAGCCTGAATATAAAAAACAAAATAAAGTTAATACAGATTATGAAACAGAATTACGTAGATTGTTTTTTCAAGCAGCACAATTACCTAATAAAACACAAACTTTTGATGGTAAAAATGTAGAAACACAAATGCCAGAACGTATTGACTTTGAACAATTAGGTGTTAATCATTTTAACTCTCCTGTATTAGATACTTTTGGTGCAGGTAGAGGATTTGAGTTTTTACATTATTTTAAAAAAGATGTACCAACTGGTAAATGGGTATACAAAAAAGGAAAGCATGGGCAAAAAGGAAAATTAGTAATTAATAAAAATACTCAATATAAAGATTTAGTTGATATTTTTACAAAAGTAAATAATGAATATGTAGATAAAAATCAAATTAATAATTTATTTACATCTTTATCAAAACAAAATAAATATGTATATGCAGGTAGTAAAGATAAAGGGCATGTTATTACAGCAAGTTTTAATGATAGAAATGGTACAATAAAATTAGAATCAATCTTAAATAAAACAAATTTTAAAGATAAAGAAATAGAACAATACAGAAAAGATTATAAAGAATCTGTAATTGAATTTAAAGAATTGTATACTGGTAAAGACCCTGAAATTTTACATGATAGAATATTTGTTTCAAACTTAAGACATGAATTAATAAATCATAATTATCCAACAGATTCACAAGGTAACTTTTTTAGAAATGATATACGAAAAGTAGTTGGAACAAAAGAATATAAAAAAGATGGTAAAGATTCTTATTTTCAAAATGCTGTAGATTATAATAAAAGAATGCAAGGTTTTATAGAAGCCTCTGGTGTTCCTATGAACAAAACTTCTTTCTTAAATTCTCTACCAGATGGTAAAATAAAATATTTAGTTGTAAAAGATATAGATTTTGACCCATACCCAGAACCTTTAAAACCTGGTCAAAAAGAACCTGACCCTTCATCAGCAACTGATGGTGGTAGATTTTTTAGACAAAAAGTTTTTGCAGATATAATTAGAGCATTAGGATTTCCTAAATCTTTTGATAATATAAAACCTGTTAGTTTTGGATTACCAGATACAGGTAGCCATGGTTTATTTTTTCATAAAACTAGTGGTAAACGTGCAACAGGTGCAATTGAAGATTTAATTAATAGAGCAGGTGTAGATTATATAGTATTTGAATCAGGTAGTAAAATACGTGGTACAGAAAATTTAACAAGAGTTGATTATGACCCTATAAACAATAAATATAATTTTAAAAAAACAGAATATGAAACAATGGAAAATGGGGTTCTTGTTAAAAAACAAAGAGATATTATAAATACACATAGTGCAGGTATAGAAACATTAAGAATGAATCCATCTACATACGAAGATGCAGGTAAAGGGTTTAGAGGTATACGTATACCTATACAATTTTTTAAAACATTAACTAAAGAAGATACACCCCAAGCATATAAAAATTTTATAAAACATTATTATAAAATTCCAAGATTTGAACAAGAGTTAGTAAATGAGTTTAATAAAACTAAAGATTTTACTAAGATAGAAAATCATTTAAATAAAGATTATTCTAATATAGATAGGTTTCCTTTAGACTTTGTTATAGAACAATTATCTAATACAGCTAAACAAGGACAAGCATTTAGAAAAGCATTACAAAAAATAGCAAAAGATGATGCACCTTTTACAAGTAGTTTTGTAAATAAAGGAGATGAAAGATTTGATTTTTACCATGAAAAAAATAATAATTGGAACTATCTAAATCAAGGGCAATTTACAGGTAATGCAATAGCAGCACAAGCAAGAAATTCATATTTAAATTCAGTTTCTAAATATTTTAAACAAAGAGCAACTTCACCATTTTGGGAATATGGTGGTAAAGGTTGGCTTAATCCTGTTACAAAAGATATAGCATTAACATCTGATATGATAACCAATAAACAACTTGCTCAAGGTGAGGTTTTATTAGATGTAGATTACAAACCTATGAAAACAGTTATAAATGATTTAAAATCTGACCATCAAAAAAGATTAAATTTTATTATTAAAAGTTTAAAGGATGTTAAAAATAAAAAAGAAATTAATAAAGATAATGAATCAAACTTAGGTACATTGTGGGAAACATATAAATATTTGAAGAAAACTAATTCTAGCCCTGACCTAGCTAAAATATTAGAAAATGCATTTGATCTTTTGGTTATACGTGTACCTGCTGATGCAGTTAGTGGAACAAGAGTTTTAAAGTTTAAAGGATTTACTAAGCAAAAAGGCACAGGTATTAATACACATAAAACAGATGATAAATATCTAGGAGGGGCTGATAAAGATGCTGATTCTGCATTCATTATTCAAGGTGGGGAAAGAAATCACATAAAAGAATTAAATAAAGACTCGGTTAAGTTTGAGAGGAAAAACAAGTGGAATTTAACTGATGATAAAGATTATGATAAGTTAAATAAACAGCTTGGTGCTGAATTACCTAACATTGGTTCTTTTAGTAAATTTAGTCCTTCATTTAGAATGAAAGCATTTGAGGTAGGAAAAGAAGGTGCTAATGTAAGAGGTGGTTTTATTGCTATGAGAGATGCAATGTATGACTTGTATTTAAATGTACAAGGTGGTAAAAACTTATATATATTTGATAAAGATACTGGTAAAAAAACAGGCATTTATAAAGACCAAGATGGAAATTATGTACCAAATAAAAGAGGATTAGGTAGACAACAATATAATGAGGAAATATTTGAATTAAAAATTAAACCAGAAAGTATTACAGAATTTAGAAAAAAAGTTTTTGGTTTAATAAATATTGCAAATGATAGTACAAAATACACAAAGATACCAGATATATATAAAGCTAAAGCAGATTTATTAAATACTTTATTTATAGCAAAAGATTTAAAAGGTAAAAGAATTGATTTTAAAGATTTAATAAAATATGACAAAGAATATACAAATTTTAAAGATGTATTAAATACAGCAGATATTGCAAAAATTGCAAAAGATAGAAGTGATAAAAAAGATGTAATAAAAATAAAACATAATGATAAAGATATTACTTTACCAACTAAAAAATTTATAGGTGAAACAATAAGATTTGATAAAATCTTAACAAACATACTTCTTAAAAAAGAATTATTAGTTAAAGGACCTTTTGGTTTAGAAATAAATAAACAAAAAGTTTTAAAATATAAAGATATAGAAAATTTTCATAAAACTTTTAAAAAAGATAAAGTAGCTCAAGATAAAAAAAGCATTGATTATTTACGAGATTTAAAAATGAATTTTGATTATTCTGGTAATTATCAAAGTCCTACTGGACAACAATTTAAAAATGCTTTTAAAAATGACCCAGTTTTATATAAAATTGAAAATGCTGAAAAAGCAAAATTATTTCAAGATAATTTAAGAACTGATGTTGAAAGATTTAGCAAATCTAATAATGATAAAAAGTTTTTAGAAAAATTAATTGATGTTACTAAAGACCCTATTTTAAAGTTCCAAGATACAACCACTGGAAGAAAGGATTCTCTTTTATATTTTGATAATTTAAAACCTGCTAAAATTAGAAGCATTAGTAAGAATACTAAAAATAATTTTTTCTCTGATTTAGATGTAAATATGAAAAAAATATCTGGATATGAATTGTTAACCGAAAGATCGTTAGAAGTTTTTGAAAGCTTTAGTCCTTCAAAGCAAAAAAATTATGACAAAATTTCTGAACAATTACAAAACATTTATAAAAGAGCAAATAAAATTAAAAAGACTCATAATGATAGAAGTAACCCTGATAGAGATCAACGCTTTGATACAAAAGATAGTCTTGAAAAACATGAAACAGGTAATAGATTTGAAATTACAGATGGACAAATAAGAGATTATAAAAAAGTTATATTAGAGTTTGCTAAAAATAATAATGTAGATGCAATTCCATTAATTAAATTTTTTGATACTGCTTTATTAATACCATACAAAGTAGGTCAAAAAAATAAATATTATGATTTTCCTCCACAAAGTGAAATGGTAGATGGAAAAAAGAAATATACAGAAAAAAAAGAAATGGTAGATTTTTATAGACCTAATGACCATTTTTTTTCTTCTTATGAAGTAGGTGCTGTAGCTAAAAAAAATATGCTAGATAGAATGCATTTACTATTTGAAAAGTCTGATGCAAATTTAAAACCAGGAGTTGTACAAAAGACAATACAGTTTCCTGTTTTTGAACCTATTAAACAATATTTTAAACCTTTAGCTGAAAAATATACAGAGATAGTATCTAATCCTGATAAAGCCAAATCAATTGCAGATGATATTTTAACTAATACTAAAAAGAATGTTACACAATATGAAAAAGATAATTTAGACATATTAGCATTTAACAATAAAGATTTTCAAACAATAAAAGAATTTAGAGAAAATATAAAAAAATATTCTGCTATAGATTCTATAAACGATTATTTTATGGAGTATTCATACAGGCAACAAGGTGTTGCAAAAGATATATCTAAAATGTCTATTAGTGATATTAAAAGTATGAATGAAAATTTTAAATGGATAGAACGTGGACAAAAAGATAAATTTAAATGGTTGACATGGTTAAGAGACCCAAGAGATATTTCTGAAAGAGATTTAGCTCCATCTATGGTAAAAGTTTATGATAACTTTTTATCACCTGTTAGAACAGCTAAAGGTATAGAACAAAAAAAACTAGCACGTTTTATTAGTCCTTTAGGTGAAATGAGAGAAGCTTTTAAAAATGTAAGACTTTTACAAGACAAAGTTTTAAATATTGAGAATGATATACTATCAAAAGAATTTGAATTTACATCATTAATGAATGCAAATGATAAAGTTACATTAACAGAATTAATTTCTAATAAAAGAAATGTAGAAGAACCTAGATTAAGAAGTGAAAAATATACAGAATTTTTAAATAAAGATTTTTATTTTGACATACCTATTAAAAATAAATTTGGTATAGGTAAAACAAAATGGAATGGTCAAGAGTTATTAGATAAGTATGATAAAGTTACAACAGAGTTTTATGAAAGAATGGGTAAAGAATATACTTATACATATGATAAAGATGGTAAAAGAATAATTTTTAATGACATTATTGATATTAAGAATCCAACATTTGGTAAACTAAATAATAATATAGAATATGATAAAAATGGTAGATTTAATTTAGAACATTTTTATAAAAAATTATTAACAATAAAAAATAATAAATTACCTGAAGGTATTTCTTTAGAGCAATTATTAAGGTATCAATATGAATACTCAATGGAAAAAGATTTATTAATTAAAAATAAAAATGCTAAACCTACTTTACAACAACGTATAGACTACAGGTTAAAAAATAATTTTACAAAACAAATGGGTATTGGTCGTATTGAACCTAGTGAGTATTGGTCAAGATTAAATTATGGTCATAATACAGAATCAAGAAAGCTTATGCAAGAAAGCGTTGAAAAATATGCTAAGCAAGAAGCATTATCAAGGGGTGGTTCTAAAGAAAAAATTGAAAAGGAATATCAAAAAATTGTAGAACAATTATTACAAGCTAGAGAAAAAAGTTTAAATAACTCAGCAAGATTTGAAGATGCATTTTTAGATAAGCAATATGAAAATGTAGGTTTTGGTTCAAGACCTCCTAACCTTTTACAAAGAGGTGAAATATTTATTGATGGTTATGATAAAACACCTAATACTTTTTCTTCTTATAATCAAAGAACTATAAGAAGTTTATTTTCTAATATATCTGCAATATATGGAAATAGGCAAATAGATTTATTTAGAAAAAACAAAGCTATGGATAAGCATTTTGAAATATCTAATGATATTAAAAGACATAATTCATCAGTAGAAAATGAAGCTGAATCTTTATATAGAAAAATTATTATTGATGGTGTAAAAGAAGGTAGTAAAAATGAAAAATTAGCTAAAAGAAAAAGAGCTGAATATATTAATAGAAACGAATATAAAAACAATACAGATATGTGGGCTGATTTTCTTTATATTTATTTAAAAAATAGTTTAGGACATCCTTCTTTACTTACTAATAGAATACAAAAATCTATGGATGGTGCTGATCCTTTAAAATTAAAGTATAATCCATATTATTTTACATCTGATTACGCAGTTACTAAAGCATTAGAAAGATTATATAAAACTGATAAATTTAATAAAATGCCTTTTTTACGTAATGCACCTGAAGGTAAAGACGCTAGAAGAGATTATTTTGTTAGAAGATTACACGACCTAGGTTCTATGGAAGCTCGTTTTAATTTAATGACAATACTAGCTAATACTGGTACTATGTCTACTAATTTATATGGTGGTGCTTCCATGAATATAGCTAGTGCTGGTTTAAAAAACTTTATTGATTCTAAAAAAGAAAAAGTAGTTGTTGATAAATTACTAAAAGATATTAATGGTGATTTTATTATTAAGTTACAAAATGGTACAAAAGTTAAAACAAGAAAAGATTTAATTAAATATTTACAAGAAGAAGGTATTATAGACAATTATTTAGCACAAGTAGATTTAGAATATAATGTAGGTTTAAAACAAGGAATTAGCAAACTAGGTGCTAACTCTAAAAACTTTATAAAAGATATTAAAAATACAATGAAATCTAATAACAATGAAAATGCAATAGATGTTGTACAGAGATATGGTGTATCAAATACAATGACTAAATATGGTGGTCTATTTATGCAATTTTCTGAAAGAATAAATAGAACTGATGCTTTTTTATCACATGCATTACAAGCTAAGGAAAATCTTGGTAGACATGGTATACATGTAAATATGAAAGATCCTTATATTTTTGAGGCAGGTTTAAAAGGTATTGAAACAACACAATTCTTATATCATAATTCTTTTAGACCAGCATTTATGACAACTGCATTAGGTAAAGTATTAACACGTTTTAAATTATTTGCATTTCAATCTGTTAGAGTTAGACAAGAATTTCATAGAAAATCAAAATCCTATGGTTTTAAAGAAGGAACACCAGAATACAAAAAATATAAAGATTTATTTTTAATAGATATATTTACCATGGCTATGGCAGGTGCATATATGTATTCTATATTTGATACAGCATTACCACCACCATATGATTGGTATCAAGATACAGCAGATTTATTATTTGGAGATAAAACAGAAAGAGATAGAGCTTTTTATGGTACTTTACCAAGACCTATAGCACCATTACAAGCTGTTCTGCCTCCTATAAGTAGAGTACCTGGTTCTATAATTGAATTAATATCTGGTGATTGGCAAAAGTTTTCTGATTATACTATACATACAATGTATCCTTTTGGTAGATTAGTTTATACAGGTAAAAAACAAATAGAACACCCTGAAAGATTTTTTGAAAACTTTTTTAGGATACCTGTAAATAAAGTTAAATACAGAATAAACAAAGTAGATATGTTAAATAAGCGTAAAAATGATGATAATGAATTTTTTGAAGATGAAGAATAAAAAAACCCCTAATTAAAGGGGCTTCTTATTTTTGCGAGGTAGGTTTTAGTTTTTATATTTCTTTATTATTTCCAATGCATTTCCTATAGCTTCTTCATACCTATGTCTAATTACAGGGTCTATAATAAATATATGAATCTGACCTTTTAGATTTTGTAATATGTCTATTAATACTTTTTTATCCATAGAATAAGTCCTCCAAATTACCACTATAATTTTCTACAGCATCTCTTTCTGTATATCTATCTAATGTATCTACTAGAAAAGAGGGGTACAAAGTATATACTTTTTGTTTTGTATTTTCTTTTAAATAACCCTCTGAAAGACCTTCATCAACTGGACCATATTGATTTCCTTCTGGATCACAAGATATATCTAATATTGCATCTTGCTCTGGTATTCTTTGTAACATTTCTATAACTTCTTTAACTTTCATGGTATTCTGTCCTTTCATATGCTAGATCTGTTTGTAATTTCATTATTAATTTTATCATGTCTTGGGTTTCTTTATAGTTTTTTACTAAAACTTTTAAAGGTAGTACTGCTAGATGTGGTTTATTATTAGCCTTAACTACTTGAAGGTCTACTATATCTATATTAGGTATTACATATTCAGCTATTTGCTTACGTGCTTTGACTTGTATCTTTAAATCTAAATCATTTACATAAACATCTACTTCTTCATGATGTCCTAATGACCTACCATTAGAACCCCATGCTCTTGTAGCCTTTATACCTTCTTCTTTAAATATATCTACTACTTCACGTTCAACTCTACTACCTTTTATTTTACTAGGATGGCTCATAATATACTTTCTACATAAGGATAAACTTCTGTTGTTAACCTTTTTATATTATTTTCTTTGCAACTAGTAACCATCTTACTAATTTTTAAAGCAATCTTTTGATCAATTAGATTTAAAACGTCTGTACTTAATTGTACTTTTTCTCTATTAAACATTTTCTTAACCTTAGTAACTCTTACTGTATAACTCATATTACCTCCAGAGGCTTGTACCTATGATTATATCAAACTTGTATATACCAAAAGCGAACATTAAGTGATCACCCTTAGCTTCACCTAATGTAGCTGTAAAGTTTAATAATTTCATAAGTTTTATTTTAAATCCTGTAATCTCATCTTCATTAATAACAATGTATTTAAAAATAGAAAATCCTAATAATTTTATATTCATTACTATTTCTCACTCTTTGATGTATTAACAAGTAGTGTACCATTTAATAGTATATCTAATATTTCTTTATCAAGCTTTACATGTTTATCAAATTTACTATCTTTGTATTTACTAACCATGCTTATAACTATATCATTATTACCATATTTGTTTGGTAGTAGTTTAGCAATTTTTATTTTATATGTTTCTATTTCTGTCATTTATCTTCCTGTGTTTACTTTTTTAATAACATCAGCAATTAAAAGCCTGAGATATTTTTGAGCTTTTAACAAATCTTCTAAGCCATTTTTTTGTTTATATCTAGTTAGGTATTTAATTATGTTACCTTCACAAAATCCTAACTTATGGCTTAATACATATTTAGTAGTTTCAATACCTTCAGTATAGTAATCAGGGTTTATTTTATCTCCTGTTTTTACCTCTGTTATATTATTAAACTCATCTATTATCTCAAACTTTCTCATATTTACTCCAATCTATATTGCTTGTTTAAATCTAAATGTTTCATGATTAAAATAACATCTTAATTTAAAACTAGATTCATCTCTTGCAACAATACTTTCTATAACTCTAGCCTTACCATTAGGGTCAGGTGCATATATGCCTAGTAGTTTATCTGATTTTTGTTCTATAGATGAATCACCTTTAGCACTATGTCTAGTTAGATTACCTTCAAACGCTGCACTTTTACTAATATGACTTACAACAAATATCATTACCTCATATTTTTGAGCAATTTCTTTTAGCTTACTTACTATTCGCTGCATTTTTACAAGTGAATCATTTGCATAATCAACACGTATCTCATCAATAGTATCTATTACAATTATCTTAGGTTGTAAATTAGATATTACATCTATAATATTATTTATTTCTGGAGATACAGTCATTAGTTTTATGTGTCCAAGCTTTTCATTTGCTTGTTTAAAGAACTCTTTATCATTGCTTTTATATTTATCAATAACATCTTGTTTACTGATATTGAATGCAATTTGATTGAATCTTCTCCACATAAGCAATTGGTTTACCTCTAATGATAGATACAAACATTTAAATTGATTAGCCCTTACTATAAGGTTTTGTATAAAAGCTGTTTTACCAAGCTTAGTATCACCAATCATTGTAATAAGATCGCCTATTGTAAACTTATAACTACCACCAATATCATAGAAATCATTTAAGTCAAAACTATTACTATCATCTTCAGCCTCTACAAATTCTTGGAATTGTTGTGTCATAGTATCTGCATTAAATATTTCTACACCATAGTCTTTATGTTTGTAGAATTTACATTTAGTATCACAAAATAAATCCATTATAGAATCTTGACAGCCATACCCATCATGTTCCCATTTATATATTGTATCTAGCATTGATTTAGTTTCTGCTATATCAAATGATGGAGACCATTTATGAATAAGACTTTCAGTGCCCTCTCTTGGAATACCACTACGTTTCCATGCAGATGCCATACGTAATACTGTTTGATGACGTTTACCTTGTACTGGTCCTTGTGCAAACATTTTTTGTACACAAGTTACATGTGCAGTTAGGTCTGACTTAGTATTATTTTTAGGTTTACTTACAGGTACTTGATGAGACTTACCCATTACAATATATTTTTCCCACAAAGGTTCAAAAGATGCTCTAGGCATTATTAATCTTTGGGGATCATGTTGACCTTCATATATGGTTGTGTTTTGTGCATGTTCTACAAATTCATTGTATGTAAATTCATTAAGCATATCTATTGATACAGGTATTTTGTATGTATTATTTTTAATATTGTATGAATATTTAGTTCTAATTAATCTAGCCCTATCATAAATATTATCTATTCCAAATTTACCTACAGCTTTATCTATGCTTAGTCTCATTATATTAGGCAAGTCTACATGGTTACCTATATGAAATAAGTCTGGTAAATGCATATGAAAGCCTGTACCTGAGAACCATATTTCAAAATTATCATCTAATTCTTTTACTAAGAAATCAACAATATTTTTTACTGGTTCTAAAGATAGGTCTCCTATCTTACAATCTACATCAAGAACTATTTCATCTATATTGTATGTACCACTGTATTCTTTTATCTTTCCATTAAATGTATTATCATACAAAAATAATGAGCGATAAAATTCTGTGCCTTTTTTACCAGCAACGTGGTTAGGTAGTTCATTATAAGGAATGACGTTACCTCTGTTGGCAACGCCTCCTATAGCTATTTCTACATACGATTTATCATCCATCTGTGTTCCCTGCTATTTGGTTTATTATCTAGTTTAACATGTATATTTAAGTATGGTTCATCATCATGTATTTTTATAGTACCTTTTATATTTATATCATGTTTTTCTCTAAGCTTTCTCCAAGCTCTTCCAAACGTAGAACCATTATGAGTATCTCCATAATTATTCTCTACCCAAATTGGAATTGATTTTTCTATTTGACTACTAGTAATATAATTTTCTCCACAGCGTGTTAGCTTTTCAAGATACATTATTAACTTTTTTTCAACTGTAACCATTACCACCCTCCTGGAATATTGCTATCACTAGCTTTATTATCCATAAGTTCAGGCTTATAGTTCTTTAACCAACCATTGTTAACGTGTTTCTTGAAGGTCTCTATTAATGTAATAGTTGGGGTACTTGCAGATACGATTTCTTGGAAATCACTATATCTAACTTTGCCATCTTGCTTTGTACCAGATACATAGGACAATCTATTAAACTTTGTTCCTATGCAATCAGCTAAAGCATCTTCTTCTATTTTATGTTCATCATTTAGTTTAGCATCAACATCTATAGCATCAAAGAATGTAGAAACTCTACGTACAGTTCCAAGGTTTTTTACCTCACCAAACTCATCACGTTTAAGTCTTCCACCTATATAAAATACAGGTTGAAATGATTTACCTATATCTAATGTAACGTCAAGACCTACATCATCTTTATACTTTTCGTTTTGCCATTCTTTACCACCATATACAGTATCTACTGATACGATAGTACATTCATTTACAAATACTCCAGACATAAATTGTTCAGAGTTTGTAGTTTGTGATTTAAAACCTGTGCTTAAGCCCATTACTTACCTTTCTTCTTTAGTTTATTAATATCAATAGTAGATTGAATAGCAGCTATTTTCTTTTCAACATCAACCTCAGTTAAATCAAATTTATTTTTAAGTTGTTTAACTCTTTCTTGTTCAGGTTCAGTTAAGAAATTATTTCTACTCATTCTATCTAGTTTTACAGACTGGCTAATTGTCATATTACCTTTAACTGGTGTATTACCATTTATATTTTCTGGCATATAGTCTAAGTCTTTTAAGTCTTCGTTGATCCATAGTTCAATACCAAATCCAAAGCACATACTTATTGCTTTTGCTACACAACGTCTAAATGTATTTTCTACTTGTGCAGCATCTGGACTTGCTAATGCCTCATTACGAAAACCTCTTACAGCTAAGTATTCATTATGATATAGTCTATAATAATCAGGATTATCATTTATATCAACATTGTTATAACTAAGTTCAACGTGAACTATTTTACTTTGTCCACAATCTATTATTTTAACTAACTCATATTTAACTGTTGGGTCTACCTGCTTAGCTTTATCTAAACATATAGCCCAAGACAAGTAATCAAACTTGCCTTTCTTTTCTATTGCTTTTTTGTATTCAGCATTTCTTAGTTTATGCCACGGATGTACTGGTGTATCATCTATCATGCAATGCCCCCTTTAAAGTTGTTTATTATTGAATGCACTTGTTGTCCATCTATTGCTTTACCTCTGCCACAATCTATGATGTCTTCTGTAAATGCATCATGTACTTTCTTATGTTGTGTCATCATATTCATAGGTGTATTCTTTTTAAGACCCTCAGTAATACAATTATATAAAACCCAAAGAGTTTTATCTATTTTATTACCAAGTACATTATTACAATGTTGCATAAATTGTTGATGATAATACAAATTATTCCAACAATTACTTGCAGTTAGTAACTGACCACCATTAATTAAACGATTGCCAAACAAATTTCCAAGCAAATAATTGCCGACTTTATGTGGAATATTTATATTCTTTAATCGTTCTTTAAGTAGTTGTACTGTATTATATTCTTGAACTTGGTTTCTAATGGCTGCATCCATTTGATTTATGATGTCATCTATAGAATTTTTAGTATGCTTTCTCATATATGTTATGTCTCCAACAAACATAAGATTAGAACATACTATTACTCTACCACCTATAGCTATACCACTTGACATTGTTTTGTCATAACTTGAACGTATACCTATAGTTAATTCAGTAATATCAGGTGCACCATAAATACTTTCTATTTCTGGATCTTCTATATATTCTTTTAAACCATATGTTAATGTGCCAAAGAATTGTTTATGATTTTTTGAAATCAAATAATTTTCTTTAACATCATTTACATCTACTGTTTTTTTGATAGCATCAAAGCTACTATCATAACCTAACCCAAGGTTAGTTTCATTAGCAGATACTTTAACTATTTCTATTAATTCATGAAACCCTATTGGTTGATACGTTTCTGTTTCTGCAGGTATATGTTCTAAGGTAGCTTGTTCTAATTGATAAGAATTATCATACCTATTACCTATACCCATTACTCCACTTTCCATTATGCTACCTCCCATTCTTCAGCAACAAGATCTTTTAGTTTTATTTTATATATATTAGCTACTTTTTTAAGCAAAGCCATAGTATAATATTTTTTATCAGAAGTCATTTCTTCTACAAATCCTTCTTCCCATAAATATTCTATAGCATTCATACAGTCTTTTTTACATACATCATTTAACATTATTATTCCTCACAATCTGTGGCACATTGTATGCCGTTACGTGTTGTAGATTCTCTTTCTGCATCAGCATTCCATTCATCACCATGCATGTGACTTTTGCATACCAAGCAATCTTCAGAACCACGATTACTGATATACGAACTATCATCGTTTATTGCTTTACGAAAATCTGTTACATCATCCATAGATATACCTTTACATTCCATATATTGTATATGTGATAGTTTGTATTTAATACTTAACCAAGTATGTAAACTATCCTC